AGGGCGATGCTCGAGGACCTGGCCGACAGGCTCGACGAGTCGGCTCCGGGCGGAAACGGTTATTAACGGCGTTAAGGATGGATAAATCACCATAACGGAGGGTAAACCGTGGCGAACGATCCCGGAGAGGGACTTACCATCACCGACAAGGGCGTATGGGTCATCATGAAATAGGGCAAGGGCAAGGCGAAGCTCACGCAGGTGATACGCTTCGAGCCGTCCGGAGGAGGAGCGCCGAGGAAGGTGCTCACCGAGGAGGGCGCGTGCTTCATCGAGCAGTGGGCGGAGAGGGGCGCGATCCTCGAGGAGATAGCCGAGTGCATGGGAATCCATCGCAACACTTTGTCAGCGCCCCATAACAAGGCCCTGGCACAAGAAGCGTACCGGCGCGGGACGTCCAGATGCAACATCGGCCTCAGACGCAGGCAGGTCGAGGTGGCGATGGACGGGAACCCCAAGATGCTGGAATGGCTCGGACGCGTGAGGCTCGGCCAGAAGGACCAGGACGCGACCGCATCCTCGGAGCTGACGGAGTTCGTCAAGGCCATGCAGTCGGAGAGAGGGGACACGGAGGAGGAATGACCCTATCCGCGTTCAACTCCCGCACGATGGCCCGCATCAGGTGCCTCGACTGGCTGCAGCTCTACGAGGGGCCCGTCCGTTCGGGCAAGACCGTGGCCAGCGTCCTGTCGCTCATCTACCTCATCGCCTCCCGCCCGGTCCGGACGGTCATCATGTCCGGCAACACCGTGGGGTCGCTGAGGCGCAACGTGATAGACGGCGAGTTCGGCTTCCTGGCCCTGTGCCCGGGATCGAGGCTCGTCATGTCGGGAGGCGTCGAGCGCATCACCGTGCCCACGGACCACGGCCTCGTGACCCTGTACCTGTTCGGAGGAGGCAAGGCCGACAGCGCCGACCCTCTCAGAGGGCTGAGCGCCGACGCATGGTACGCGGACGAGATCACCAAGCACCACCGCAGCTTCATCGAGGAGGCGTTCGCGAGGACCTCGGCCTCGGACGTGGCCGTCCACATCTGGACCAGCAACCCCGACAACCCGCACCACTACGTCTATTCGGAGTGGACGGACCGCTTCAAGGCCATGAGCCCGGAGGAGAAGCGCCAGCTCGGAGGATACCACGAGTTCAGGTTCCGCCTCTCCGACAACCCCGCCATGACCCCGGACAAGATTCGCTCTTTGGAGCTGAGGTACACCGGGGTGGAGTACCGCCGGAAGGTCCTCGGGGAGAGGTGCGTGGCGGAGGGCCTGGTGTACCCCGGATTCGGCCAGTCGTGCGTGGCGGTCCCGCCCGACACGGCCCGCCTGTACTGCGCCTCCGTCGACTTCGGAGCCGTCCACCCCACGGCTATGGGATGGTACGCCCGCGACGGACGCACATGGTACAAGGTCCGCGAGTGGAGGGCCACGGAGGAGCAGTCGAGGGCCATGACGGTCTCGGACTACATGGACGTGTTCGAGCGCATCACGAGGGAGCTCGGAGGCCTCCGGCGCGACAGGCTGTGCATCGACTACGGAGGCGGAGGCGAGGCGCTGGTCCGCGAGGCCGAGAGGCGCAGGTGGTTCCCGGTGGACCCCGACAAGTCGGTCCTCGACGGCATCGCCTCCGTGGGCATGATGCTGGCCGAGGGGACGCTGATGCTCTCCCCGGACTGCCCGCTGACCGCCGAGGAGCTGGCGGGCTACAGGTGGGACGAGAGGGCTTCGCAGAGGGGCGAGGACCGCCCTGTCAAGGAGAGGGACGACCTCGCCGACGAGACGAGGTACGCGGTCAGCACCTTCATGGAGCCTCGGATGAGGCGCGGACGCTCAACGCTTTGAAACCGTTTACAGGAGGAGAAATGACGGAGACGGACATGATAAGGACCTCGGAGGAGGTCACGGACGTAAGCATAAAGGCGGCCTACAAGGAGTTCGAGGCCAGATGCGACAGGCTCAGGGCGCTCGACAGGGCGTACAGGACCGGGCAGGTCGGGGAGCCCGTCGAGTACCCCGTGAACAAGTGCCGCTACATCAGCGACACCAAGACCGCGTACACCTGCGCGATCCCGCCGACCTACGACACCGACGAGGACGACGAGAACGCGGAGAGGATCGTGGAGATTTTCAGGGACGAGGTCAAGGAGCAGACCGACCAGGCCATCACCGGCCTGTGCTCCCGCTTCGGACGCGCCTTCGAGCTCGTCTACCTCGTGGAGAGGGACGGCCAGCTCGTGCCCGACAGCGAGGCGGTCTCCCCGCTGGACGCCTTCGTGGCCTACGACGGCGCGTTGAAGCCCGACAGCGTCTTCGGAGCCGTCCACTACGTCCGCGAGAGGGAGAACGGGACCGCCATACACTACCTCGACGTGTACGACAGGGCCGAGAGGACCACATGGACGCAGGGGGAGTCCGGCAAGGGATGGAGCAAGGGCGAGAGCGTGCCCCACGGATTCGACAGGGTCCCGCTCATCGAGTATCGCAACAACGGCGAGGCCTTCGGGGACTTCGAGGGCGTCATGCCCATCCAGGAGGCCCTCAACCACGTGATGAGCGACAGGGTCATCGATAAGGACAAGTTCGCGGAGGCGTACCTCGTCTCCAAAGGGTTCTGGTTCGGGGACACCGCCGAGGAGGTCAAGGAGAGCATCACCCGCCTCAAGGACCAGAAGGTCATCGGCCTCCCCAAGGACGCGGACCTGAGCTTCCTCACCAAGGCCATGGACGAGAGCTCGGTGCAGGTCCTCGTGGACGACCTCACCGCCGAGCTCCACACCATCAGCCAGATACCCGACCTGAGCGACGAGAGCTTCGCCGCCAACGCCAGCGGGGTCGCGATGAGGTACAAGCTCCTCGGGCTGTCCAACCTGTGCGAGGCGTTCCTCGTCCAGCACCGCAAGGGCTTCGTGCGCAGGTGCAAGCTCTACTCGGTGGCGCTCTACGGAAGGAAGGACGCCGTGGACGTCAGCCGCATGAGGTGTGTGTTCCGCTTCAACCTGCCCGTGGACGAGGCCTACGAGGCCCAGGCGCTGCAGCAGTACATGGCCATGGGGGTGCTCTCCCGCAGGACCGCGATGCAGTCGTGCCCCTACGTGGAGGACGTGGCCCAGGAGGAGGAGCGCATCGCCCAGGAGGCCGAGGCCGACGACAGGAGGCTCATCGCCGCAGGGGACGACCTGATCCAGCGCGAAGCCCTCTCGATGCTCGGTGACGAGGATGGCGAGGACTCCGCGCGAGGCCCTGAGAGAGGCCGTCAAGTACCAGGACATCGGCAAGGGCCTCGGGCCGAGGATGGCCAAGGTCCTCGTCGGAGGGGTCGACGACCTCCTCGACAGGATGGAGGAGCTGGTCGGGCGCTACGCCAGGGAGATCGGCGACAGCCCCGCCAACGCCTCCAAGTGGCTGTCCTCCGTGTGGGGGCCCTACGACGAGGCGTGGCTCATGAAGTACGCCGCCAGCCTCCCGGAACCGGCCAGAGGGAAGTGGGTCGCGGAGCTCGCCGCCGTCCGGAGGGACCGCCAGATTTCCCGGCGCAAGGCCATCGCCTACGCTTCGAGGATGGCCGCCGAGAGGATAGAGCAGGGGGCCATCGAGGTCTCCGGCCCTCCCCTCGGCAGGATCGCGCAGGAGGCCTCGGCGCAGACCGCCTACCAGGTGGCCAAGACCGCCGGAGTGGGGTTCTCGTTCAGCCTCCCCAACCAGGACCAGATAGAGCGCGTGATGAACTCGGCTGGCATCTCCAAGCAAATCAAAGGATTCTCGAGGACGGCGGTCAAGGCCGTCGAGGATGAGGTCGTGTCCGGCATGATGGCCGGGTCCAGCATCGAGGACATAGCGAGGCGCATCCGGAAGAACTCGGAGGTCGACAGCATGGTCAGGGCGAGGCGCATAGCGAGGACGATGAGCACCGACTGCGCCGCCGAGGCCAAGCTCCGCGAGTACAAGGAGATCGGCGTCGAGGAGTACCGCATACTGTGCACCCTGGACGAGAGGACGTGCGCGACCTGCGGAGCGCTGGACGGCAAGACGTTCCCGGTGGCGGGCGCTCATCCCCGCCCGTCCTTCCATCCCAACTGCAGGTGCATCGTCGAGGAGGTCCTGCCTCCGGAGCTGGTGCAGGACCTGACGAGGTCGGCGAGGGACGAGGACGGGAAGACGATACAGGTCCCGCAGTCGATGACCTACGACGAGTGGCGCAAGCGCTTCATGAAGCCCGCGAAGCCTACCGCGAGGAGGAGCGCGGGTTCCGCTCCCCGCGCCCGTGCGTCACCTCGCTACTTCGAGGAGCCGGACCGCAGGAAGGTGGCGGTAGGGCGTCCGAACATCCCTCGCGTGGAGCCCTTCGCGCCGTCGATGCCTACTCCGCCCTCCCAAGTCACAGCACCAGCGACCTCGCCGGAGGAGGTCAAGCCTCTCGAGGAGAGGATGCGCCCTGCGAGGGTGGCAGGTGCGGAGAGGGGCGAGCCGATGGGCTTCGACAAGGCCGACAGGGGAGAGGCCAACCCCCACGAGGGCGAGAGGATGAACTGCCAGTCCTGCGTCGTCGCGAACGAGATGCGCAGAAGAGGGTACGACGTACAGGCCAGAGCCTTCGATCCTTCCAGCCCGTCCCAGGCCATGCTGTCCCGCATCCCACAGGCGGCATGGAAAGACCCGAGCACCGGCAGGGTTCCGACCCCCGAAAGGTATCCGGGCCGCACCCGGGATTCTTTCGAGCAGTGGCTGGACGAGATGATAGGAGAGGGCCAGCGCTACACCTTCTTCGTGACATGGACGACGAGCGGCACGGGCCACGTGGTCTGCGCCGACAGAGGTCCGCGCGGAGTGAGGGTGCTGGACCCTCAGACGGGCAAGGTCTATGAAGGGGCGGCGCTCACCGCCAAGTACACCGACAGGATATTCATGGACGGGACGTTCGCGCCGCGTCTGCTCAGAGTGGACAACAAGGTCCCCAATCTCGAGATAGTGGACTACGCGTTGGAGAAGAAGGAGGCAAGAGATGGATCGTGAGAAGATAAGGAGGTTCGCCATCGAGAACATCCCCGGGGCGGAGGGCGTGAGGATGGTAGGCAGGTGGACAGGCCACGAGGTATGGGCGGGAGTGTTCTCCGAGCCGGTCTATCTCGGGCTCCCTGTGTTCATCCTCGTCAGAGGAGAGAGCATCCGCCTCGCCATGGGAGAGGAGGGAGACACCATCCTCGACTCCCTGCTCGACGACAGACGCCATACCTGAAACCCCTTCCGAAACCCCTTCGACGCCGTGAAAACGCTTATTAACGGCGTTAATGATGGTTCAACCACCATAACGGAGGGTAAACCGTGGCCGAATCATCGATATCCAATCCACAGCCCGTCCAGACGCAGGACGAGGCATCACCCAAGGCGGAGGCCGACAAGCCTACGCCGACCTTCACCGAGGACCAGCAGAGGATGATCGACGAGATCGTCTCGAAGCGCGTCGGGGAGGTCAAGGCCAAGCACGAGGCCGAGACCAGAGCGCTCAAGGACCAGCACCGCAAGGAGATGGAGAGGGCGCAGATGGCCGAGGAGGAGCGCCTGAAGGCCGAGCGCGAGGACGAGCTCAACGCCCTCAAGAAGCGGGCGGAGGAGGCCGAGAGGAGCCTCCGCCTCGCCGACGCGAGGAGCATGGCGGTCCAGGCGGGGCTCCCCGCCGACCTCGCCCCTACCCTCATCGGGGAGGACGAGGAGGCGACCAGGCGCAACATTTCCATGGTCCGCAAGGCCGTGGACGAGCTCGCCGGCAAGCTCTACGCCGAGCGGGTCGGCAAGGGGACCCCCCAGGCCCCGGCCCATGCCAAGGGAGCGGTGGACGAGGACAGGATGAGGGCGGCGATGGGCCTCCCTCCGAGAGGCAAGGAGCGAGCACATTAT